CATCAATCATCTCAGACATTGACCTAATGTGATAAAGATAGATTGTTTCCATCTTCATCTTACCAAAGAAGTTCTCCATGACTGAGTTGTCTAGGCAGTTTCCTTTTCTGGACATTGATTGGGTTATTCCCCGATGTCTTAAACGAGCTTGATACTCTGGGTGTTGATAATGCCATCCCTGATCCGAGTGTAGAATTAATTTTTGATGTGGTGGAAGCTTTTTGAATGCCTTCTCCAACATATCGAGAACAAGATTCATGTTTGGCGATGTACTTATCGAATAAGAAATGATTTCTTCGTTATACATATCAATGATAGGAGATAAATATATTTTGGAACCATTTATGTTGAATTCAGTAATATCTGTTGCCCATTTTTGGAACGGCGCATCAGCGGCGAATTTCCTTCTTAGAACATTAGGGGCAATCTTACCAACAGTGCCTCGATATGAAGAATATTTCCTATGCCTTCTAGCCTTATAAACTAGACCATATTTCTTCATGATTTTTCTAACTAATTTATGGTTGACTATAAGACCGTATTCATTTCTTAAAGCGTAGACTATTCTTCTATATCCATACCTGCCCTTATTTTCTTTGAAAATATTGACTATCATTTCCTCTGTTTTCTCATGTTTATTATGCTTATCTTCATTTCGGAAGTAATAGTAATAAAGAGATTTTCCGAGAGAGGATATTTCAAGCAAGTCCTTTAGTTTATATTTATGCCTTAGTTCACGGACTACTTGATAAACTTCTCTTTTTTTCGGTTTTCTTGAACCAAGGCATTCAATTTTTTTAGGTATTCAACCTGGAGTCGAAGCTTTTCGTTTTCTTCTCTTAATTCCTTAATTCTTTTCTTGGCTTTTTCAGAAGTAGGTTCTCCGTCTTTTCCATATTGAGAACGATTCCCTTGCCTATGGATTAAGAAAGCTGCTTCGCCCATTTTTCGATAAAGTCTAAACCATCCAAGCATCGTGCTTTCCATGAGTTCACCTGACTTTGTGTAGAGGTTGTATTTCTTACCTAATTCTTGATAACTCATGTGGTTATCGTAATGATCTTTACAGACCTTAATCTTGATGTCGTCTGGAACTTTTTTATAGATTCCACGTACCCTTTTGTCCTTTTTCATAAAATCACCTCAAATATTTTATCAAATAAGTACAAGTTATGGGGTTCACATCAAATTTCCAAAACGGCCTAGCTTTCGCGCTGGGTCCTTTTTAATGTCCGCTTTTGGCCATTTCTGTCCTTTTACTCTTGAACGAAGACGCGGGAGCCAAAGGATTTGAAGAAAGTTCATCTCTTTGCTACTCAAACGCTCGTTAATTCTCCTTTTACAGGTAGGAGGGTATGGAAATGACCAAACAAGAAAAAGAATTGATTAACGAGCTAAAAAGTAAAGGGCTGGGATACAAAGCCATCAGCAAAGAACTGAATATTCCACTAGGAACGGTGAAGACAGTTATTCGACGTGGGAAATTGGAAGAAGTAGACTCTGATGATCTATGTAAACAATGTGGCAAAAAGCTCGTGAGAAAAACGAGAAGTAAAAAGAAGATCTTTTGCTCAAAGACATGTTGTATGACCTGGTGGAACGCGAACCTTGATAAAGTTAACCGCAGGGCCTTTTATCACAAAACGTGTGCCTACTGTGGGCGTCCTTTTACAGTGTATGGACGAGCAGATGCCAAGTACTGCTCACTCGCCTGTTATCGCCTAGAAAGGGGGAAACACGATGAATGAATATCGATCCAATCTAAGTGATTTCATTAATACATTATTAGTTCTAGAAGAACTATATAAAGTGAACATTATTACTAGTGATGAACTACGTCATATTGAAGTCATGATGCGCGTTAAATATGGTATCAAAGATAACTCAGTATTTAGTCTTAATACAGTTGCTATCTAAGTTTTATTACGCGAATATGAACATACAAAATAGGTCATATGATGGAACAAAAGGTAATCAAATATAAAGCAATCCCGACAATCAAAAAAGCGAAAAGCGTCGCTGCGTATGCGCGTGTTTCTTCAGGCAAGGACGCGATGCTTCATTCACTATATTCTCAAGTCAGTTATTATGCTAGTTACATCCAAAATCATAAGGGATGGCGATATGCCGGTGTTTATGCCGATGAAGCTGTCAGCGGAACACTAGATAAGCGGGAAAACTTCCTTAAGTTACTGGCGGATTGTCGTCTTGGGAAAATCGACATGATCATCACGAAATCAATCTCGCGGTTCTCCCGCAACACCATCACATTGATTCATACGGTACGTGAACTTAAATCGCTTGGTGTCGATGTCTTCTTTGAAGAGCAAAACCTACACTCACTGAGTGGCGATGGCGAAGTGATGCTTTCGATTCTTGCTAGTTACGCTCAAGAAGAAGCGAGATCGGTTAGTGAAAATATGCTCTGGCGGATTCAACAAAACTTCAAGCAAGGGCTTGTGTACTCGAAGACGATGCTTGGTTATCGTATTGGGGATTCAACACTGATTGTCGTCCCTAGTGAAGCAGAAGTCGTGAAGCGTGTCTTTAATCTCTACCTAGAAGGACATGGAACGCACGCAATTGCTAAGTTACTGAATAAAGAAGGTGTCCCCAGTAGACACAAGAAGCAGTTTTCTAAGTCTACCATCCAATACATGCTCCGTAACAAAGATTATACCGGCGAGTTGCACTTACAAAAGACCTATCAATATGACTATTTAAGTAAAAAAACAATCCTCAACAAGGGAGAGAAGACGATGTACATAGTTCATGATGCGCATGAAGCCATCATTGATTTATTCACCTTTGAGGCAGTTCAAGAAGAATTGGCAAGAAGAGACAACGATTATCCTCACTCGCGAGTAAGACATAACCATCTTTATTCAGGACTAATTAGATGTGGCCATTGTGGGTGCACACTTGGACGAGGCAAACTTCGCGACAAGCATCTATGGCGATGTAATACCTATCGAGCAAAGGGGAAAGATGTGTGTCCACTAAACGCGATCCCAGAAAGCGAAATCGAGCGGCTCATCAAAGAAGTCATGCACTCACCCGTTGTTGTGGAGAATAACCTATGCGCCACAATCAAAGCCATGGTTGCTCGTAATGACCGAACCATCGAGTTCCATTTAGCAGATGGCACCTCTATGACGAAAGCATGGATTCCTTCAAGTCGCAAGCACAGCTGGACTGAGGAGATGAAAGAGCGCGCCCGCATCAAATCAAAACAAATACATAAAGAAAGAAGAATAATATATGAAGAAAATCACAGTCATTCCGTCAACAATTAATCCACTAACGAAGTCGCTTCATACGAGTCTTAAGAAGCGTCGCGTATGTGGTTATGCCCGAGTATCAACCGATAGCGACGAACAGTTCTCGTCTTATGAAGCACAAATTAACTACTACACTAATTACATCAAATCACATGAAGATTGGGAGTTCATTGGTGTCTATACAGACGAAGGCATCACCGGAACAAGCATGAAAAACCGGGAAGGTTTCAAATCAATGATTAACGACTCGTTAGAAGGCAAAATTGACTTGATTGTCACGAAATCCATCTCTCGTTTCGCGCGAAACACTGTCGATACTCTCGTTACAATCCGAAAGCTTAAAGAACATGGGGTCGAGTGCTTCTTTGAAAAAGAGAACATTTATACCTTTGATTCGAAAGGAGAACTGCTCATCACCATCATGTCTTCACTAGCCCAAGAGGAATCCCGCTCGATCTCAGAAAACGTCACCTGGGGACATCGTAAAGCCTTTAGTGATGGAAAAGTCCATGTTGCCTATTCTACCTTTCTAGGCTTTGAAAAAGGGGAAGGCGGCAAGCTAAAGGTTAATGAAGAAGAAGCGAAAACAGTACGACTCATATACCGGATGTTTCTTGATGGCCATACGGCTAAAAACATCTGCGACCATCTAGAAGGACAAGGTATTCTTTCGCCGGGCAAAAAGGCGAAGTGGCCACCAAGCACGATTCATAACATTTTAAGAAAC